CATAGAATAGAAAGGGGATGGAGATGAAAGACCTGAAAGATGAGCCATTGATAGCGCCGATGATTGATGGGCATTGCAAGCCGGTATTCAAAAACGTCCATTGCGAGTGCTCGACCTGGTGCAGGGCAGAACCTCAACCCATCACGGACAAACACCACAAGAACTGCCCCCACTATAACGATACTATCAAGGTGGTTAAAATCACTCTGGAAGGCCACGGCAGCTATTGTGATGCTGAAATTGCCGGGGCGCTGCAAGCCCTTGCTGATGGTGGCGAATGTCTGCAAATTCTGAAATATGAGATACAGCGGTTATCAATATAATCAAGATTAATTTAACCCCTCAATCCACCACAACCGCAAGGGGGAAATAAACAATTGCAATCAAAATAAATTAGTATTAGAATCTGCAAAAGCACATCTAATGAGGTATGACATGGCAAAGGCCGTGAAAGAAAAGATAGGGAAACATCCTGGCGGCAGACCTCTCAAATTCCCCACCCCTGAAATACTCCAAACTGCAATAGATGAATACTTTGAATCATGTTGGTTTGAAAAGGTCACAGAGTCAACAGACCCAGATACCGGCAAGGTCGAAATGTCTGTTGTCCGTTATCAGCAAAGACCATATACCATAGCGGGGCTTGCGTATCATCTACATATGACCACGCAAGGGCTGAGAGAGTACCAAGGCAAGGACGAGTTTTCTGGCATTATAAAAAGAGCCAAGCTGCAAGTTGAGATGAACGTAGAAGAAAACTTGTTTGGCAAGAATCCAGCAGGGTCAATATTCTGGCTGAAAAACCATGCAGGGTATAAAGACAAGACCGAACAAGATTTAAATTTCCCTCAAGGCTTGACTCTTAACGTAGTGTTCAAGTCGCCATGTTAGAAATTACCGCCGAATTCCCCGAAAAGCTCCAATTTCTCTTCAAACCGATGCGCTATAAAGTTGCCCGTGGTGGACGTGGTTCGGCTAAGTCCTGGTCATTTGCAAGAGCATTAATTATACAAGCCGCTGCTAGTCCTCTTCGTGTGTTGTGTACTCGCGAAGTGCAAGAGTCAATCAAGGATTCTGTCCATGCTTTGCTCAAAGACCAGATACAGGCTTTAGGGATGGGTTCATTATTCGAAGTGTTAGAAAAAGAGATCCGATGTGTGAACGGGTCTAGGTTTATATTCTCCGGTCTAGCACAACATACAGTTGAATCAATTAAATCTTTCGAAGGGGTAGAACGCGTTTGGTGTGAAGAGGCGCAAGCAATAACAAAAAGATCCTGGGATGTTTTAATACCCACTATTCGGCGCGATGGTTCAGAAATATGGATTTCATTCAATCCCGAATTAGAAACCGACGAAACGTATCAGCGGTTTGTTTCCAACCCTCCTGACAGCTGTGAAAGCGTTTTGGTTAATTATTCAGACAACCCGTGGTTTCCTGATGTACTCGAAAAAGAGCGATTGAGATGCAAACTGATTGACCCCAAAGGATACGATAATATCTGGGAAGGAAAGTGCAAACCTGCTGTGGTGGGTGCTATTTATTACGATGAAATGCAAGCCGCCGAAACAAACGGGCAGATATGTAATCTACCTTACGACACACTGTTAAAAGTGCATGTTGTATTTGACCTTGGTTGGAATGATGCAATGTCGATTGCCCTGGTTCAAAAAGTACGGTCCGAAGTGCGAATAATCGAATATATTGAAGACACGCACAAAACCCTCGCTCATTACTCCGCAGAATTGAGAGAGAAGCGTTACAACTGGGGGCGCGTGTTTTTACCTCATGATGGTTTCAGCCGGGATCACAACAGCGGCAAATCGAGCGAGGAAGTCTTGACAGCTCTCGGCTGGGATGTTTGCACTCGCGAAGAAATTGTCGAACTCGGTGTCGAAGAAGGAATTAAGGCAACCAGGCTGGCATTCTCGCAGATATATTTCGACAAAGCAAAGACCGAAAGATTGATCCAATGTTGCAAGAGATACAAACGAGCAATAAACCAACAAACGCAAGAGGCCGGTAAGCCCTTTCACGATGAATGGAGCCACGGGGCTGATTGCCTCAGATATGTTGCTATCAATGCTGAAAACATGACCAATGCAAATTACACATATACAGACTCTTACGAACCACAAGACACATGGATGGGGGCTTGACAATGGACGAGAATAAATTGCTCCAAGAAATTAAGGATAACTTTAAAGTCTCTATGCAAGCCTTTGAGGAAGCACGTAGCGAAGCCATAGAGGATATGAAGTTTGTCCTCGGTGGCGATAACCAATGGGACAAATCAGCACAAGAGGCTCGCAAAGGTCGCCCAATGCTGACTATAAACAAGCTCCCAAAGTTTATCCGGCAGGTGACAGGCGATCAGAGACAAAACCGGCCCTCCATCAAAGTCAATCCTGTTGACTCGCAAGCAGACCCCGAAATTGCAAACATTCTCGAAGGGCATATAAGAAACATCGAATACAACAGCAACGCCGGGTTCAGCTACGACAACGGGTTCAAGCAAGCTGTTGCTGGCGGCTATCCTGGGTTCTGGCGCGTCAATACCGAATACACCGAAGACGATACATTTGATCAAGATATAGTGATTGACCCTATCCACAACCAATTCACTGTTTACCCAGATCCTGAAACCCTGCCTGATGTTTACCGGGGGAAACTTGGGTATTGTTTCGTAACCGAAACGATTAGCGAGGATGAATTTAAGCGCCGTTACCCAAAAGAGGACGGCTCGGAATGGGAACAAGGGATAGGCGAAGAAGATGAAGGCTGGTACATGGACGGCAACTACCGAATTGCCGAATACTGGAAGTTAAAACCCGTCAAAAAGATCATCTATCTGTTGGACAATGGCAACACTATTGACGCTGAATCAGTCAAGCAGTTTCTTTTTGAGGATGAATCAGGGAAATATCTCCACGCCCCTGAAACGGGCTTGCCTCCAAACAAGATTGTAAAAGAGCGCAAAGCTGATGGTTTCAAAGTCGTATGGTATTTGGTCTGCGGTAACAAGATACTTGAAGGGCCGAAAGATTGGGCGGGCAAATACATTCCTATCATCCCGGTTTTCGGTGACACATGGGTGATTGAAGGGAAGACCTATTTCAAGTCATTAATACGTGATTCTAAAGACTCTCAGCGTATGTACAATTATATGCTCTCTCAAAACGTGGAAATGACTGCGCTGGCCCCTAAAGTGCCATGGACACTGACACCCAAACAAATAGCAGGCCATGAGGGGCATTGGAACAGTATCCACAACTCTCCACGTCCATATGCTTTATATAATCCCGACCCCCACGCTCCCGGCAAGCCGCAACGTGAGCAAGGGGTACAAGCCAACTCCGCATATATCCAACTCGGTATGCAGGCAACAGAGGACTTGAAAGAAACCACTGGTATATTTGACGCTTCACTAGGCCAGAAGTCTAACGAACAATCAGGCCGCGCTATCTTGGCTCGTCAGCGCGAAGGGGATATAGGAACGTTTGAGTTTATTGACAACCTGACAAGGGCTATCCAGTTTACCGGCAAAGTGTTGGTAGACCTTATCCCAAAGATATACGACACGGAACGAACAATTAGATTAATGGGGCAAGATGGAACCCCCCAACATGCCACTATCAATCAAGACATGATAGGTAAAGACGGCGAAAAGGTTATTATCAACGACATTACCGCTGGAAAGTACGATGTAACCTGCTCTGCCGGACCGTCATACACTACGCAGCGGATGGAAGCAGCCGAAGGCATGCAAGCTGCATTGCAAGCCGCCCCTGGTGCCGCCCCTGTAATCCTGCCAAGATGGTTTAAAATGATGGATTGGCCGGAATCAAAGGAAATATCCGAAGAGTTGAAACAATTGCTAGCACCGCAAAGCCCGACAACACCACCGATAACAGCCAGCGTGTCAATAGACCTCGCTTCATTGCGTCCCGATGTAGCAGACGCAGTAATTTCCAAGGTGATCGAATCAGGCCAGATCAAGGCAAACTTCAAAGAACAACCCACACAGGTTGGAGATATACAAGGGCAATTAGGACAACCACAGCAACAAGGGTTGTCACCGGCAGAGATGCAGCAAGGCGGATGGGATAACCCATATCAACAATAGCTTGACATTAATAAAAGTGTGTGCTTTGCTTACTCACAAAAGTTTAGCCGTAACTCATAACGGCGCTTAAATCGTCCAGAAAGGGGCGCAAATCATGGCAGATGAAGTGTATGCAAACGAGGTGATTCCACCTCTCGGCAATGACCCTGAACCGGCAGGCGGCGAACCGCCCGAAGAACCGCAAGAGGCTGGAGCGGAACCAGCGGAAGAACCAGAAGAACCCACGGCAGACGATACCGCCGCAGACACCGAAGAGAAGAAAAACAAAGGCGTTCAAAAGCGTATCGATGAACTGACGCGGCAGAAACACGAAGCGGCAAGGGAAACTGAATACTGGAAAACAAAGGCGTTACAGGGACAACAGCAGCCTGAGCAGCCTCAACCAGTGCAACCGCAAGGTAAGCCCACAGTAGACCAGTTTGAATCATACGAGGACTTCACAGAAGCCCTTGCAGACTGGAAGGTTGACCAAAAGCTTGCTATTCGTGAATCTGTGGCCGCACAAAATGCAGTTGTCGAAACTCACGCGACCAGAGTTGATGCAGCCAGAATTGACCATCCCGATTTTGATGAAGTTGTATCAAGCGCGGCAGATATTGTTTTTTCGGACGCTATGTTTCAAGCAATGCAGGAAAGCGATAAAAGCGCGGACTTGATGTACTACCTTGCAAAGAAC